ACGTTAACACTAATCTCTTTACCATCATCTATGCCTGCACAAACAAGAGCACCTAGACGCCCTTCATTACGCCCAGTGCCTTCTTCAACACCGATAACTTCCAAGTCAACTGTGATGGTTGGTTTCCATTTCATCCAGAAGGTGTTGCGCTTACATTCGTAAGGAGCATCAACATCTTTAATCATAATACCTTCAAAGCCAGCTTTAACTTGATCCTGAGCATAACGCTCTAGTTGGTCACGACCTGCGGCTGTGTCTAAGTCAACCATGATATGTGGCAACAATTCAACGTTAGGCATGTCATCGACAATGCTACGAATATCCTCTAGCATTTTGATACGCTTATGCAACTGAGCATTCCAGTAACCTCGACGGAAGTCATTGATTGGAATAACATCAAAGATATTGAATACTGAATCATCAGCTTGTGCATCAGTCTTGCGGCGTGCTTGACGCATTAGTTCTTGGAATGTGTTACCAATCACTTCACCATCAAATACCATACCATATGATACATCGGCTTTACCAATCTTACGAACCATCTTGACAAAATTCTCACGAATTTGGTCTTCGATGTGTGTAAAGTTCTCAAACACTTTGCCGTTACGACTATAGCAAGTGGTGTGAATCTCACCATCGTCGGTATAGATGCACATCAATAGAACACGAACCCCATCTAGTTTAGGTTCAAGACGCTTGGTGCCCTTCATTTCAGGACGACCTTCACTATTGGTCGCTAGTTGACAACCAAAGATTGGGATAGCATAGTCAGTACCCTTACAGATTTTGTTAATTGTAGTAGCACTAACACCACATCGTAAATCGCGGCGAATGACTGGTGCACAGAATACATTCCATTCTTCACTATCAAAACGTTCGCTCATAGCATCAATAGCTTCTAATGCTTTGTTACCAGTCAAGCCACGGGATCCTAGTTCACTTAGCAAGTCATAAAAATCATCCCAAGGATTTTCTGCATCAATGATACCCACAGTGTCTGGAACTTTACGTACGCCAAATGTAACATATGGGTTATAAGTAATTTTAGCCAATGTTAAAAACTTAATAGCATTAGTGCTACCTAGGACACTAGCTTCAAGTGCCTGTTTTAGTACATCTTCTTTGTGAAGGCGACTATCTGATTCATTGATTTTTCTAATCCAACTTGCTGACATATAATTCCTTTGTATGATTATACTTAAATTCTGAGTAAAAGCCAAGAGAATTTGGCTTCATCTTCTACATATATTCTGCGCCAGGCGCCCTCGAACTTACTTATCCTTACGCCATACTTACTCTTAGCGATAACTCTCATACCCTCACTATTACCCCAATTAGCAAGTTTGGCTTCTTTCTCAACCAAATCCATGATTGGGGTGAATTCGGGTTCGTACCAGCGAATGATTCTTGACATATCAGAATGGAATATCGTCATCCCAACTTGCGGGATACTCAATCTTCTTAGGCAAGGGTGCAACATAATCGGGATTGTCCCAATTATAAAACACTTCACGCCACTCACCTGCAAAATGGCGCAACCTATCTTGATTGTCAGTGAGGATCTCAAGTTTATCTAGTGAACTAAAGTCGCTACCGTCAGGTATACCTAATACAGATATATAACCGTTATAGAATACGCCGCGCCATGCACCGTTAACTACCCAGAAGTCAAATTCAGTGGGACTTTTTTCTTGCTCAACAGTTACAAGCAATGAAGGTTCGTTATCTTTACCTAACATCAAATACATTATTCCCACCTCAACTTAAACCACAATTCATCACCGTCTGATTCAAACTCAACCATGAGGTACAACATTTCATTAACTCTATAGCTATCAACTAGTTTTCCGTTAGGCACGTCATGGTAACCTGCTTCAACAAGTCTTTGTTGTATCGGAACCCAGTCATTTATGCTATAGTGTAACATTACCAGCTTGAGTTATAGAATACCTTTTGACCTAAAAAGATTTCTGCCTTGGCAGCAGCACAAAATTTCAAGTCATCTTCAAAGTACATATTGTCAGCGGGCTTACCAAAAAAGAAACCTTCAGTAAATGGCAAGTTACCGGTGCGGACTGCACGTTCTAAATCGTCAATGTCATTCCAACTTAATTCAAGTTCAACACCATTAAAGTCACTAGTACCACCGCGTTGTCGATATAGCTGTTCCATCCAGCCGTGTAAGCTAGGATGCTTACGCCAGTAAGCTAGTTCGATTGGTTTCTGAATGCCATCATCAGGTACTTCCCATTCATCCCTGGCCGGGTCATATGAAATATTGTCTTGTTCATAGAAAGCATCACGTTGACCCTTACGACCAACGTAGGCGTACATATCAAGTCCCATTTTATCCTCTACTTGTTTACGTTTAAATCTCATTTACACAGTTTGACGATATCATCAGCAGGCATCTGTGCCTTGATAGCTTCAATCTTACATTGACCTTTAGTATGCTCTGACACAATCACTGGACTAAACATACCAAACACAATACCAATCAAAAGAATACACATCCATTTATCCATTACTTTACTCCTAAAAGTTTCTTTTCTTCGTCTGTCAATTTAGACAATGCTTTTTCTTTAGCTTCAACCTCTGCTAGTTGTTGTCGCAAACTTTCGCTTGTCACAACGGTCGCAGTAGGTACATGACTTTTTCCGCTTGGCCGTGTATAAGTAGTCGTTTCACTTGTACCAGGACACTTAGCGATAAAGAAGTTATAGCCTTTGGGATTATCAATGTACTTAACTGTACAACCCTCAGCCTGAATCTCATAGTCAGCTATGCCAACATTGCGGTCACGATTTTCGTCACGGCAACCTGACAATAGAAAAACTACTGCACACAAAAGTAAAACGTATTTCATTTTGCGGATTCTACTGCAATAGATTTTGTTTTCTCTACACCGTTGTCAAGCATACGTGCGATACCAGTAAAGCCCACAGTGCTAATGACAATACCAAAGATTGTGCCCATGATAAACGTTTTCATTTCAGTTCCTTTACTGTAAAACCTTGCTCACTAAGAATGTCCGCTTCGTCATTGTCAAAGCAGTTAAACAAGAATAAATCGCCATCCCAGATTTCATACATTTTAGATTACCTTTACATGAGAGAGTTGAGTACTATTGTCACGGTGACTTTTGACCTTACCAGTAATTGTAACACAGGAACCAATTTCAATGTTGTTTCTGTATGCAAAAAACAACACTTGGTCTTTGTCATTTATCCCAGTAAAGTAATATGTGTTGTAGTTATTTGACCAAAGTTGTTTTATAACCTCAATAGTTTCAGTGACGTTATCACCCACTTGACCAACAAAGCCACCTTGTGCCCATTTGATTTTTCTATCAACACTATCACGCTCGGTCATTTTGCTATATGTTGCAGGCAAACTTGCAATGATACCCACGCCAAGATTGTCTGTGATAACATCTTTACCAGCAACTTCCATTGCGCCGCGCAAGAAAGGACTAAGTGTGTGACCTTTGATAACGTTGAAAGTGAGACCTTTAAAGTAATCTCTAATCTCACGACCCTCTGAAATATCACTATCACTAATAGGCGTGACATTAGCTAGGACATCATCAACGATTTCCCGATTTGTTTTATGAGCAGTCAAGCCAGGTGCAATTGCTTTAACATAACTGCCATTAGTGCGAAAAGCAAACACTGCCGCGCCCCAAACTTTCTCACTATCAAAACTAAATGAGGGCTTCTTAGGAGTTGGTTTACGATATGCGTAAGGGTTGCGGTAAGACTGACGATTTGTTTCCTCGTCATAGTCATCCGCGTGACCCATTCGGCGAACTTCTTCGCTAGTCATATTTGATACGTCAACAAAACCAGGCATCTTAAACTCCGAACGTTTGCTTTACTGTCGCTGTAATACTAACACCACGCTGAACTGCATCCTCTGCTACTTTAGCAACTTGTAAAATCAACTTGGAACGTTCATCTTGCTCACGACCAAAGATTTCAATGTAACCTTTAATCAATTCGTCATTGTCGGCTTTGTAGCACCAACTTGATGTGTCAGTCTCCATGTGGATTCGACTAATCATCTGGTTCCTAGTCAATCCATCATACACTGTTTTTTGCATTATACAATCTCCGCAAGAATACGATTGTAAACATCAGCCTTGCTCATGTAGTAATCGTAGTCACGTTCGCCTGGGCGAAAGTTTTTCCATTGATTTGAATTTGCGAAACCGATAATGTCATTACGCAACGAAACACTATGCGAGTAAAAATCAATAAAACCATACAGGTCATAGTGAGCAATAAAGCCCGATGCAAGGCTAACGAACTTGTAACCTGTCTTGTTCAATTTGTTGATATCTTTGCAAGCGGCAACTACGTTGTTGACAATCAAAGACTTTTGGCGTTCGGTGAGAGGTGTGAGAGACATTTGTAACCTTTCTTTCATTCAATACAAGTATTATATACCCAAAACGATTTATTGTCAAATTTTGGCAAACTCGGGCAAAGTACCTTGTCGTGCTTCGAGGATGATATCGCGGACAGCTTCGCGGTCAACTGTGTCACCACAGAATTCGACACCACGCTTCTCTAAGCGGCTCATGTAAACTTGAGTAGCAAGTTCAACTTGGATGCGATTGACACCGAGAGGATAGACACCCTCGGGTGCATAGAAACTCAAAACATAGTCAACAAAATCCATATGCACCTCAGGCGATAAAGTCATAAGCAAATTCGTTACCGATTTTGCTGGGTTTCACTTTGAAGTCGTATTCACGGCACAGCATAGAAAACACTTTGCGGGCAGTAGCTTCTGGAGCTTGAACGAAAAGAGTACCGTTTTCAAAGTATGCGGCGAGACTGAGGATTTCACTATCACGGGCAAACATTTGACGAACCTGACGCAAAACAGTCTTTTCACAAATCATTCTTAACTCCTTTTTCTCATTCAATACAAGTATTATATACCCAAAATGATTATTTGTCAACCTTCTACAATTTCATAGTCATCGGCAACAAACGTCTTTTTCAATCGTTCTGCCATGAGGTATGCGTGTCCATAATCATCCGCTTGTACCTCAATGACCATAGAAGCCTGGGCAGTTGTATACAAACTGTTATCTAAATCTGTGAACAAAAGTTTTACTTTGTAAGTTTTCATTCACATGCTCCAAAAAGATTCACGTGAGGGAGAGCAAAAGTAAGGAGTGTCGTAACGTTCCTTGAATGTAGTACCTGTCATTAGATTCTTTTGTACTACAAAAGTTTCAAAAACTTCAACAATGAAACCCAACTTACGCTTGGATTCTGCTACGGCAGAAATGTAATCTTTAGTACTAGGAGCAAAATCTTGCTTCGCATACAAACGGCGACCCTCTTTAGTACGCTTATCGGCTTTGTAGATTTCCAAAGTGTATTCTGTAAGTGCTGACATTTTTAGTCCTTTTCTCAATCAATACATGTATTATATACCCAACACCATTTATTGTCAAATTTTGGGCAAAAAAAAGTAGTACTAAAAAGTACTACTTTTCGGGGTACTACTTACGTGTTAAAACGCATCGTAGTAGCGGTACGATTGTTTTTTGACACGGGTAAGTGTCAATGTAGTACCATTGTCCTCAAAGATGAACTCACCTTTGTTCGCATCAACCTTAACCAATGTGTTAGGATTGAACACTTTGTATTCCCAATCAGAATCGTCATCGTCTGGGTTAGTGTCAAACTCAACTGGGATGCCCTTTGGTTGCAATGGGTTACCCTCGAACTTACCACGACCGTACTCAACTTTCTTACCGTTGTGAACGATATTGATTTCGTATTCAGTACCTGAATCGAACTCTGGCTTAGCGTTCAACATTGCCAATGCTTCTTGAGGTGATTCGTTGTAACGATTCATTTCCTCAATCAAAGCCTTCAACATGTCAAAGTTGAATTCAGCGAACAGTGAACCCACGTTAACGATAGATTCGATGTGGATCTTGTTGTTCAACTTGTCATTACAGTATTCACGAATGAAGTCTGCATCCAAACCCTTGAAGTCCATCATGTAAAAGATACGACCAGGACGGTTACGCATGTGTGAATCAACACGCCATTTGTCATTACAGGTCAACAAGAAAAGTTTCTTAGTTGGGAACACACCATCAAGCAATGTCAAAATCATTTCTTGCTGGTCGCGGTCATAAGTCTTTTCGAACTCGTCAAACAAGATAGCGCAAGGTTGCTCAATAGATTGAATGAAGTTGTTGAACTTGTCACCGCACCAGGGAGCGTTGATAACGATTGTTGGGATGTTTTGTTCGGCAAGAGCCATACAAACGTTCTTAGTAAGCAAAGTCTTACCAGAACCCTTTTCACCAGTAAGCATCACGCCGGTTGTAGAAGGACGATCCAAGAACGTATTGACGATACGTGAAGTGTTCTTTAGAGAATCACCGTAGACTTTACCGATTGGTTGGAATGAATCAATCTTTTCCAAGAACAACTCGCCGGTCATTTCATTCTTTTGAATGATGTAATTACCTGCTGGCAACTGGTCAGTGATGTCCAACGCCTCTTTCTTAGTGACGCGGTATGTATTGCCTGATTTCAAAAAATATGCTGACATGAATTCCTCTGTGTGAGTGATTGATTAAATTAGAAGTGTAGTATACTACCGTTGTGAGTTTTTGTCACAAGAAAAGGGCAAATGCCCCTTTCTTTATTTGCGAGAGTTAGCTCGGACTTCGTCAAAAGTCATGTTGCGAATCAGTTTGCCGTTTTCGAAAACTGTTTCAAGTGCGTCAGTCCAGCCACCGATGCCTTTGTCTGACCAACCAGTTGGTTGAGTCACACCTGATGCGAATTCACGGCCACTGTTAGTGAACAAACGAACACGACCTGCTTTAGAACGTTTGCCACTATCAGTGACAGGGTCTTTTTGCACATCACGCCATTCACCGTTGATTTGGACACTTGAGCATTTCATTGCAAATTTTTGTGTGTCGCGGTCTACTTGTTGAAGCAACGCACCTCCCATGCCAAATGCAATATTGTCAGCACTATAGCCAAGAGCCATGAAAGCACCAAGAATGCTTCGGATAGTAAGTTCATTTACACCATCTCCTTGAATCAAACGAACGTTGTTCAATACTTTGAAGCCTTTACTGTTTACAGTAGAGCCGAACTTTTGATCCAGAATCTGAATCAATTCTTTGTTGACTGTGACAGGGTCACCACTATCAGGGCGAATCACAACAACTGCACCACTGTCAATAACTTGTTGACGCAATTCTTCGCCCCAGATTTTACTTGCGGCGTTGAATACATCATACGAATCACTTACAAATGCAACGATAGCGCCGGGCTTACCATATTGTGTCAACATGTTGCGATATGCCTCTGCTTCGTTTTCACGACCCCAACTTGTTACGGTTGAGTGCTCCATTGCAGGAATGCTGTAACCGCAAACGTCAGCATCATAATACTCCATAGCACACAGAATTCCAGTAATAGTATCTGTCCCCATAAAGTTGATGAGGTGTCCCGCGCCACCAAGCCCAGCGCTCTCAAAAGAACTAACGCCCCTAGCGCCGAAATCGTGTAACTTAAAATCAATACCACTTGGATCTCCTGTACGTTCTAAGTAATCAAGGATTACTTTTTTGATTGTGTAAGATTGGGTAGCTACGGTAGTTGGGTACCAAATTGCTCTGAGCAATGCAGTTTCCAACCAAGTTGTCAACCAGAAACATTCAGGGTCTGTGTTCTCAATTGTTGCAAGAACGTTTGAGACTGGTACAACTGTGCCTTCGGGTACTGCTCGGATAACAACTGGGAGGTATCCATTGTACTTGTTAAGAATGTACTCCCATCCGGAGCGATTGAAGGGCTCACCGTGCGCTGTGAGGATTTTGTCAGCAGTGTCGATATCCTCTTGGGTAATTGGACTGAGTAGGTATTCTTTGATAAAAGCCTGTAGTCCGAAGAATACCGTTCTATCGTAACGGCCGCCTCGTGACTCAATATACGAATATACACCTGTAGTTCCTACTGGATATTGTTTGAACATGGAGACTTTGTAACTGTCTGTGTTCAGGATAATGTTTTTAGCGAGTTTCATAATAAAGTTCCTTTATTTTTAAATTGCCTAGCGTCTATCGCTAGGACTTGCTTTCAGTATATAACAAACACCATTATTTGTCAAGCCTGAAATTCTACTAAGGTGACCGAACCACCTTTCTTTGCTACTGCTTGGGCAAAGAATTCAATCATCATCATAATTGTATCTTTATCCCCGCCAGCGAGACCCATTCCGATATAGGGCAATCCAATTCGCTTGTCACCGAATGCGTGAACTAACTTTTGACAAATTAATTCAAATGCCGCATATTCGAAAACATCTTCACCAGTACTCATATCGTACTGTGTGTACGCATTGACCACCGTGAATCGATTAGGCACACCTACATCGCATTCTGTCCAGTTACCTAACTTATTGTAATCACCTCTAACAGTCTGTAGGTCGACAGAGTAAACCATCGGGAATCGTTCACGAATTTCTCGTGCGATGCCGCCGCCCATTGTGTTAAAGCAATTACAGCCTTGAACAACAACGTCAAACTCGCCAGCTTCTGCTAGGTCGAGTAAATTACCTTTTGTATGTTTTAACATTATTTTAATCCCAATACAATTTTATCTTCGTCAGTAAGTTTGGCAAGAGCGTGTTTACGGAGTTCGCCGTTTTTGTACGCTTCAATTTCGTTTAGGTCATCGAGGATAATCATGTTATGCTCATAGACCATGTCATACTTGTTCTTAGCCATCCACTCGTCGGCGGCTTCTTTAGTTGCCACATAGTATCTGTGATTATGACGTTCGCCACCATCCCAAACTTGAATGTCCCAGCATTTAATGATTTGCATGTTAAGCTCCTAAAAAGTGTTGCAAGATTTCATAGTGATCCTCGAAACATTCTTCACTACGAATTTCTGCGATTGGTACCCAACGTGCCTTCTCAGCGTCATCACTGCCTTTTACTTTTGGCAACTCACCGTCTGGTAATTGAATGTAAAAGGCATGTGTGATGATACGACCACGAGGACTACGGTCAATAGCGTCAAACACTTTGCTACGAACAATAGAACCACGCAACACGGGTGCGGGAACTTTAATCATAGTTTCCTCACGCAATTCACGAATAGCCGCATCTTCTACTGACTTGTCGGTATTTGCGTTTACATAACCACCGGGTAGTGCCCACAAACCTTTACCAGGTTCTGCTCTACGGCGAATCATCAATACGTGTCCTGATTGAATCACAACTGCGTCGGCAGTAGAGAAGATTGGGGGATAAGGCAAACTTGCATATTGTTTTTTGTAAGTTTCAACAAACTCACGTTCGCGGATAATTTGTGCGAACTCCTCAGTCCGACGAAATTCCATGAGAAAATCGTAAGTTGTTTGTGGTACAACGTTCTTAATGAAGTTGCTGTTGAAAGACCAATTGAAATAGAGGTCACGAATATTGACTGCGCTGAGTGGTTCAATTTCCTCTACGTTCTCAAAGCCCCATTGAGGGAACATGTCGAGGTAAAAACTTGAATCATCTTTTTTGTGCCCAATGACTGCAATCTTTTCACCGGGACTAGTGTGTTTTGCAACGATAGCCTGCACACGAACTGCCCAAGCATTGTCGTTATACATTGTATCAATGTTGGATTCGATTGTGACCTGGATACTAAGGCCACCTGTTGCCGCACGAATCATTCGTTCACGTTCAATGCTAGTGAACGGGTTTTTGTAAGTGCGGGGTTGTGCGGCACTACCTGTAATCACAATTAGTTTATTACAGAGTGCGGTGCTACGCTTGATAATCTCAAGGTGAGCATTGTGAAATGGTTGAAAGCGTCCAATGAGGACTAGGGTATCATATTGTTTTGACATTCTAAACTCCTTAGAATAATTGTCTGCTCGGCGTCTATCGCTTTGCTTCTTTTATTTATCTCTAGTATAACACCTTTGATATTATTTGTCAACTTTTTACCAACTAATTTGGATACCGTAGTTTGTGTGTGAGGGTCCTTTACCGTCATCGTCAGCGAGACCTCGAGGCACATAACTCTCACCATACTTGACAATCTTGGAACGATATCCCAATGTTTGCAGTTTTTCTACCACTGCTTTGTTCAGAGGAGTGACTACTTGGTCAACGTATTCAAACGGTCCCACTGCTCCCAGGTGAATCATCACTTCACGCTTACCACCTTTTGCGGCATTAATTACTGGAGTTTCAACTGAGTGGCGAAGAAACTGTTCCACTTCGTAACCAGAATCGTCATAAAACTGTTTTGCTTGTTGTGCAGTAATCATATCACCACTCCACAACTGTATACATGTCAACAAATTGACGTTCCTCGTAGCAGAAACGAACCTTGTAGCCATCGCCTTCAAGAATCATACAGGCTTGTTGATACTCTGGGGTTTTGCTATAGCCTGCGTTTGCCCACCAGTCATGTAAGTTAACAAAACGCTTGCCCTTTTCAGCGGCTTCACGAATCTTTGGATAGACTTCATCTACTCGTTCTTGGGCAGTGGGCCCTGCGAGATTGCGAGCCTCTTGGGCAGTAATCTTAGTCATAATAACTTCCTCTTTCATTTTGCGATAGGAGATGTAATAGTCATCAGTGTGTTCATTTTTGAGACTAGCCACCTTGATTTTGGCCTCTGCCTCAGTCTCACATTTACCTGCTACTCGTTCGGTAGAGTAACCACGACCACCGGGTGCTGGTGGGAAGAAACGTTCTACAATGACTTCAAACATTTTCGTTCTCCTTTAGCTCTACTATGACTATAGTATATCACCGAACGGATTTATTGTCAACATTTGGGCAAAAAAAAGCCCCAACTAGTGGAGCTTTTTGTAGTACTAAAGTATTACACTTTGGGCATTGGCCAACCAGTTGATACAGTAGATGGTTGCGGTACGTGATATTCATAGCGAGGTGTAGTCACGCCATTCAACCAATCTTGACGACCTTTGTCATAGCCTTCAGCATAGTCTTTACCACTGCCGTTGTATGTAAAGTTACTGTAACCATTTGTATAACCCAAATAGAAGTTAGTAGAACCTTGCTTAGTTACTGGCTTAGGTGCCACGTAAGTGTTTGAGTTAGCGTTTGTTTGAACTGGTTGAGTAAACTCAACTTCGTCATCAGGGTTAACGCCAACTTCACCAACAACTTCATAACGACATGTACGACCTTTAGTTTGGTTGTAATCGTTAGGAATGGACACTACGTCACGTGGGTTGATTTTAACAATCACGACACGTTCACCACCAAAGTGCTTCAAGTAGTCTTGGCTACAGAAGTGCAAACCATAACTACATGTGTTGTTTTGGTTGTCGTCAACTTTGTTACGAGCCATAGTCAAAACTTGACCTGGACTGTTATCCATTGTACCACTGTGACAATCTTTGTAGTCAGCACGAACTTTCTTGTAAGCCAAGAAATGACCATCAGGGGTAATTGGCAAGTTGTTCTTTTCCAAGAATGTATACAACTCGTCAACACTACGCTTACTTGGGTTCTCCATCAAGTTTTCCATGAACTTGATAAGAGGCTCGATAGTGAAGCCTTCAGTCAACATAGAAACCATGCGAGTTGCCAACGCACCGTTGAACACTTCACCGTCCCAGTAGAGTGTTTCACCCTTGATAGAGACACGACCTTGACCAAAGTCAAGTACAACTTTCTTCGGCTCAATCACATTTTGAACAGTTTCCCAATCACCTGCTTTAATAGCATCGACTACCTTTTGATAGGTAATGTGTGTTTTAGAAACTGTGTGTGGCTTATTGCCGATAACTACGGTAACATTGTTACCTTGAATAATGAATGGAAAACTCATTTTAGATTCCTTTACTTTGGTCAATCAAATTAACATACTCTGCCACCGCCACCTTGTCAACGGTATAGTTCAGAGACTTTAACAATGGGTAACGATTTTTCACATCGTTAACATCCTTTGTATACTTATCAATCAATGCTTGAGGGCTAGTAGAAGTTGGGACTTCATACTGTTTGCACAACCATTGTGTTGCATATTGCACCTGACTATCAACAGCGGTTACATTTTCAAATGCGCTCACCAGTTTATAGAAAGGGCTATTTTTATCAATCAATGCACTATTGTACTTGATTAAATCGGTAACGTCAAGACTTTGTTTGACCAAACCCATGACATTTTCTTTGTTCATTTTAGCAAGTTTTTCGATGATATAAGTATCCAACTCAACCCAATTCTTTTTGGTCTTGATGAATTCAATATCAGTCTTACGAACACCGTAAACTGAACCATTATGAATGCCTGACTTTTCCAAATATGTACTTAACGCCTTAACGTCACTGGAACGATTCAACGCTTGAAAGCCTGACAATGGGATATAATAGTAAGTAACATTGTCTGCAAAGTCAGTTGCCTTACCTGCATCACGCCACACTTTATCTTGTTTACGATAGTAACCACCATGACCACGTTCTTCCAAACGCATGATAGTAACGTTCTTACCCATTGACTTAGCACGATCCTTTTCAGCCAACTCACTAGCATTCATAAAAAATGATTCAGGAGGGTTAGCCAACGCCTTCTTCAAAGCCTTCAAATTGATTGGCTTAGTTTTGTCGTATGCTTCAATAGTGTACAAAAATACAGCATTCAAGTTTTGATCCTTGAAATAAGGTGTAGTCTTGACATGGAACTTAGCACGTTCCAGACAACCAACCTTAGTATCGTTCACTACGAACCGCACTTCCTTTGCGATAGTAATATCCCAGCTAGTTTTAGACATAGCCTGACCATTGACATTCTCATAACCGCGTGATGGCTTCAGATTAGAACAAGCATTGTAGTTGCGATTCTTACTGAAGCCGCGAATCAACACGTTACATTTGTCTTTGAGTTTTTGCTCATCCAGTACAAACTTGTACAAACGATTCCAAGAATGCTGGGTGCTAACGTATTCAAACTTGGTGTCAATACAATACTTAGTAACAGCGGCTTGCCACAGATAGTTACTCGCTTTGTTAGCCAAGAACAAAGCCTTTTCCCAAGTATTTTCGATTGCGTTTGCTTCTTTAGCAACTACAACCGCAAGAGCCGAATTGAGTTTTTCCAACTTACGTTTGATTGATTCAATAGTTTGTGGAATGTAGCTCAAGCCCTCACGGGAAGCCTGAAAGTCAAGTTCACCGATATCAAACTCCATGACAAGACCGCAATTCAATAGTTGACGCAAATCACCTAGTGTATTGTCAGCTTGAGGAATATCGATTGGGTAGCTAATGTTACCCATTACTGCGTATGCTTGGCGACTGTCCTTGAGGCTGTGTACACCTGGAATAATATCTTTAGATTCAAAATCTAATTCAGGGAACTCAAACTTATCAACACCAGACACTACTGGACGTTGTTTGAACCACTTGTAAACAGCACGAGCCTCTTGACGGAACTTGTCAAAGTCATACCGTTCAGTGACAGCGAATTTAACCTCAACACCGTTTGGCTCAGAGGTTTCTTCTTCCATCATCAATGCGATTGAGGGGACACCTTGTTCGTTGATAAAGGCTGTGTAGATGCCTTTCTTACCACCTTGAACCGCGGTAACCGTAAAGTTATCAGTGTAACTAAAGGGAGACTTACTGCCCAAACCAAGAGCACCAATAAATTCATTGGAGTTTGTTTTAGTACT